TCTTTTTTCCGATACGTTGGCTGACGGACGCTCCCTGCGGGATCGTTGCGAGCAGCGTAATCGTACCGGTCGTGTCACAGCCATAGCTGGCAGACGCGAGGTCCACGTATCCGGTTTCCCCAGGGGCGCGAACAAGGCGGGCAGGCTGGTAGTACTTCTTCACAGCCTCAGCGCCATAGCGATCGATCGCACGGCGCTTGGCCGAGCGCTTCTTTTCCGCTCCGCGTGCACGCTTCGGCATATTGATACCCTTCACTAGCAGCACACTGCGTGCACTGTACGGAGGGTAGGAGGGGCAGGGGCAGGAGAGGGGGGGTCTGAATCTTAAGACCCCCCCTCTCTGTGCCCCGGTGCCCCGGACGAAATAGGAAAGATTAGTCGCCCCGGTGTGTTCACACCTCTGACCGGCCCTAATGCGGGCTCAGAGACGGGCCGTCCTCCGGCAGGCTTACGCCGCCTCCGGAGCTCGGCCCTGTTGATATCGGGGTCAGATAGAATATTCTTTTTACGCAGTGAGCTGCAGCTCACTGTCCCTCCTCCCCACCTCGGCTCGCTCACGCGAACCTCGGAGGGTCGTCAGGCTCTAACCTCCCTAAGGGTTGATTTAGTTGTGTGGTTTAGATATTGTTACGCAGTGAACTATTTTTTTTTTAATACAGACGACAATGTATATTGACTACGTCCAGACGGCGACGAGTCGCTGCGATCTGGTCATCTGTTGCATCTTTCGACACCCAACGCTCGAACGAGCAGTTGTGCGTGAAGATTTTGCGCGTATGCGCGGGAATCACCACATGTCCATGCTTGACATCAAGTCCACGGGGCTCATCCCAGTCACACAGGTGAATCACGGCAGTTGGGGGCCAGTGGCCCACGTCGAAATCATCGAAAATGACCCCTTTGCTAAAATCGCAATCGCGTAGCTGGTCACGATGACTGACGACAGTAGCTTGAGGTAAGAGGGCGCGCGCCCAAGCAGTCTTGCCGAGCTGGGTTGCTCCATTGATGAACAAACAGTGCCAGTTTGGATCAATGAGCGGAGCAAGCGTAAACTGCTCCAGAGGTCTCGCCGGGGTTTGCACCTGGGTGGCAATCGTCCGGAACCGGCGGAGTGCCCGCTCGATCTGTTCATACTTCGTAAGAAGGTCGTACGGGGCATTCTCTTCCAGGAATTTCATTCCCAAGGCCACATCTTGAGCTCGCGCGAGGTCGATCGCGTGAGTGAAAATTTCATTTCGCTTGCGCTTCCGATTCTCCTTCGGCTCCTCCCCCATTACATAGGGGGTGGGATCCTCCTTTTTGCAGTACTGCCAGTGGTTCATGAACCACTGCTCGAACGTCGAGCCTCCGCTACGCGTCCATATCTTAATATTCGGGTGTTCACCCTGAATATTGAAGTATGAACCGGCCCGTACGTCCTTCTCGATTTCATACTCGATAGTCACATGCCAATGCAAGTTCCCATCTTGATGATGCTCCTGTCCAACGATAAATCGTTTGACACGAGTTTGGCGGGAAAACCACTGCGTGATTACGTCCCGCGGCAGAGAGGATTGAGAATAGGTTACGAAGAACGCCTTTCCCCTCACACGTCCATCAGTACGGACGGCTCGAGCAGGAAGGCGCGCGGGTATTTCTTCATACTCCGGGGAACGCTGTGGAGGCGCAGATTGTGCCAAAGGCACCAATTCTTGCACCACATCATCACCCCAGTCGAAAGATTGGAAGTCGAAGTCAGACATTTTGGACTGCGCTTAGGCATCACTGCACCGACACAGGACACGGTAAAAAATTACATTTTCTTAACCTACAGTCGGCGCATTTTACTGCGTACCCCAGGGGGGTATCGCAAACCCCAGGGGGGTTACACATCAATGTAGCGCGTGCGGAACCCGCCAACCAGGGTGGCGGCAGTTGCACCGTTGACATTCGTGCCAACCGTGATCAGGTACAGCGCGCCAAGGCGGATGTCCCCGATCGCGCCCGTACCGGCCGCGGCGAACTCGCACTTGCGGTTGATCTTGAGGAAGAAGTCACACGACTTGATTGTCGACTCCGTCGGGCCCGTGCCGTTGCCGGCAAGGCCCTCGTCGACACGCTTCAAGATCTTGAAGCGGCCAGAATTCGTGTCGTTGTTGAACGACCGCGAATTGGCGGTGACCAGCACATCAGTCACAGCAGGCAGGGCACCCGTAGGGCGGTTGTCGTACACAACCAGGAAGGCGGCATCGTTGAACTCCGCTGACGCGTTGTTCTGCAGGTTCCCACGGAACTGCAAACTCTTCAACATGATCTTTTTTCCGATACGTTGGCTGACGGACGCTCCCTGCGGGATCGTTGCGAGCAGCGTAATCGTACCGGTCGTGTCACAGCCATAGCTGGCAGACGCGAGGTCCACGTATCCGGTTTCCCC